CCTATTGGTACGGCCACATACTTGGGCCGTCCTTTGGTACGCTTTCCGCCGTACACGGCCCGGTAGATCGTCCGCCAGCTGACGCCGCAAATGTTGGCCAGCTCGATGATAGATTCCGATACGGCATCCGGCAGCTCGTACTTGTCCCGGCTTACTCGCATGTAGATTGTCATATTACACCGCCAATCCGTCCAGCAGTTCCTCTACGGTCATCTGTCCCGGCACCTGCACGGCCTTTGCAAGCATGCTGTATGTGGCCAGCTCGTCCAGTGCCCGCTTGCGATACATGGCAAGGAGCATCTTCTTCTCCTTGTCCGTCTCCGCCAGTTTGTAGCCGCCATCCGGCAGAGCCACAATGGGCACCCCCTGCCGCCGCTGCTCTCGGATCATGTGCCTGTTCGCTCTGTCCGTCATACCGGTCAATGCTTCAAGGTTTTTCCGTGTGTATGTAATGCCGGGAAGCATGCGTAATGTGGTCATGTCAATCCTCCCCAAATCTCAATTTTGTTACGGCAATGGGGAACTCTTCAATCTCGCTTGCCCAGCGCGCCGTGCCTTTTCCGTTGTGCCGCTCGAACACCAGCGGAAAGCCGCCGATACCGTCAAACAGGCTACCCATCGTAACAGGGCGAACATATTGCGCACTGATACGCTTTGCCAGGAAATCCCAGAAGGGCAGGGCGATGGAGTTACCCAGTGCCTTGTAGCGTGGGCTGTCGCTTGGTTTGCGCATTTTGCCCTTGCTGTCGCGCCACTCGCCGATGTCGGTCCATCCGTCCGGGAAACCTTGCAGCCGTTCGCACTCCATCGGGGTATGGCGGCGCACCACCATGTTCTGCACCGGGTATGTCTCCGCGTCTTCCCGATAAGCGCAGTTCGCCTTTTCTCGCAGCGCGTGGCTCACGTCCTCACACATCACCGCCTGGGCATCGTGCATGGTGTTCAGCGTCTGTGCTATTTCCACTGCCATTATGGACGCTTCGCAGGCCTGTCCATTGCCGATACCGTACGTCAGCGGCACTTGGTTGCCGACCGTGCCCATTCTTGCTTGCAGGCTGGGTCTGACATCGCCGCAGTCGCGTATCACATCGCAGGCGTGAGACATATCCAGTGCCACAAAAGTCTGACAGTGCATCCCTGCCTCCGCAGCATCGGCGTATCCGATGCCGTTGGCCTTTGCGCCTTGTCCTGCCTTAAAGTCTGCGCAGATCACTCCACACGATGCTTGCCCTCTGCTGCTTCCGGTCGAAATGCACATTGCCTTTTCTTTGCTTGTAATCGGGTCTTGCGTCAAGTGGACCGAGATTGCGCCGTCAGCACCCGCTCCAAAACCTCCGGCAACTTCTTCCCGCGCCGCGCCGCTCTTCTCAAGATTCCCTGACACGCTTTTGCGCTCAAAGAGTATTTCTCCTGCGGTGTCGCCTCCAAAATCTGCGACAACCGAGATACGACGGCGGCGTTGGGGGACTCCCCAGTATTGCGCGTCATGCACTCGCCAAGCCACGCTCCATCGTCCTCCCACCTCATCGTGGTAGCCCCCCCAAGTTGGCCATCCTTTTTCAGGCACTTCAATATCGGGGGCTTCCGGTTCTGCGATGCGGATGATCTCTTCGAGGACTGCCGCGAAGTCTCGCCCTTTGTTGCTGCTAAATGCTCCGGGCACATTTTCCCAGACCATAAACCGAGGTCGGACCATGTCACCTGTCCGTCCGTTCGCTCTGTCATTCTCTCTCATCTCCTTTACGATTCGGACCTGCTCCATAAACAATCCGCTCCTTGCGCCGGCCAATCCTGCGCGTTTTCCTGCAATGCTCAAATCCTGGCACGGCGATCCGCCCGTGATAACATCCACGATTTCAATTTCCGCGCCGCTTATCTTGCAAATATCGCCCAAGTGCTTCACGCGTCATCCTCCCTGTATTTTTCGTCCAGCTCACATGCACCCGCCGCCAGCTGCTTTTTACTGCCATCACTTGCCCTCCAGCGCCTTCATTCCGCCCGCTATCTGCGCCACCACCGACTTGACATCCTCCGGCAGCGCCGCATACTCTTTTCGCTGTGCCGCCCGCACTCGGTAGGCACGCTGGAAATTGCTGGCCACCACGCTGTGCAAACTGTCGCTGTCCATGATTGCCCAGCTGCGAATCTGTTCGGGGCTGCCCACGATGCGCCGGATGTCCTCCGGCAGCTTGGCAAACTCGTCCTTTGCCCCCCATACACCGTTGCGTACCGCTTTGGCCACAAGCCCCCATGCCTCTTGTTCGGTCATTTCCTGCGTGTCCGTCAGTAGTCGGAGCTTTTCTTTCACCTGCCCTATGACGGGCGGGAATCCCTTGCTGTCCGATGCGATCAGCGCTTTCACGGCGGCGGCTACCATCCGGTAATCATCCTCGGCAAACATCTCCGCCCAGAGATTTACGATCCCCTCGGCGTCCTTGCGCGTCATGTCGCGATAGAAGGACGGGTAAGACGCTTTCAACACGGCCATGATCTTCAGCGTTTCGTCAACCGTCATGCGCCCCGCCCCTTTCGTGCAGCATGTCCAAAAAGACGTTGCTGCTCTTGCCGCCATCCGGCTCCTTTTTGAGCCGGTCAAAAATGATCCCCCGCCAGTTGTTGCTCATGCATTGCCGGATCAGCTCTATGACCGCAGCGTCACCGTACCTGTCGGCGTTGTTTTTAACCTCGGAGATAAGCGATTTAAGCCCCTGTGGCTTGTAAGGCTCCCGTTTCTCGGCCTTGTATTGCAGCCAGTCCTCCACAGCACCGCGCAGGGCAGGCGATAGAGCGGCAAGGCCGTCGGAGGGGACTATAGGGGGAGAGCATTCGCTCTCCTTCTCTTTCTCATTCTCATTCTCCCCCTCTTTATCTTTCTCGCTCTCTTTCTTGCTTGCGTATTTCCCTTGCTTGCGCTTTGCTTCGGTTTGCTTCCGATTTGCTTCCGATTTGCTTTCAGCTTGCTTGCTCTTACCGCCATTTTTCCCGCTTTCTGCTTTACGTCTGCTTGCGTCAATGTTAGGCCGCACAAGCTCAAATGCCACAGCCACGGAATCAGGCAACCCCTCCAAATCCGGTTCCTTACCATATAGCGCATAGTCTTTTACGACGTCATAAAACGCGCATCTGTCGGTTTTTTTGCGAATGCGCTCTGCGGCTTTTGCAAAAGATGCGAAAAACGTAAATTGCGTTCTTTCCACCTACTCCACCGCCTTAGAACGGCAAATCGCAGTCGTCCTCGGAAATCTCCGTGAAGGTCTGCGTGGGCTTCTGTACAGCGTCCTTGTTGCTGCAGAAATGCACCTTGTCGGCAGTCAGCTCAACCACAGTACGCTTGTTGCCAGTCTTGTCCTCGTATTCCCGGCTGGAGAGTTTGCCCTCCACGATGATCTCCTTGCCTTTGGTAAAGTGGGTGCAGATCAGCTCTGCCGTTCCCTGCCATGCCACACAGGGGAGGAACAGTTTCGTTTCTCTGTCCTTTACCTTTTCGCTCCACGCCACGCGGAAACTGCACACCGTTGTCCCGTTCTGTGTGGCTCTGCGTTCGGGGTCAGAGCAAAGCCGACCCTGCAAAATCATTCTGTTTACCATCTTTTTCCTCCTTACAAATAGCTTTTTCCGAATTCTCGCCGGAAGTCATCTTCCGTCCAGCCCTGCTCCCGCATGGCCTTTAACTGACCATATCGGCGCAGCAGACGCATTTGATTCCCGTTGCGGTGTACGGATAGACTCCCATTTCTATGGCACCGATCGCCGCAGAGATACACCACAAGGCCGTATTTCTCGCTTTTGTTGCGGTACGCTCCGCCGAAGATGTGGTGCCGCTCCAGCGGGTCACTTGCGCCATTTCTGCCGCACAGGAAACACCGTCTCTCGTCAGTCACCTTTATCACCCCCCAGCGGCTGGGCTTCGCCCCAGCGGGATTTCAGCGCATCCAGCTCCTGCGGTGTCATAGTCTCGATTTTAGCCTCCCTACAATCGGAAACAATTTGGTCAATCAGTCGTGACATCTGCTCTGTGTCGTAGGTGCTGGAGCCGTACCAGACAGTCACATTCACGCAGCCGGGAATTTTGCTCGGCCCTTGCTCGGCCATCCAGCCCGTTCCCTTGGATTCCCATTTTTGGCAGAACTCGTCCGCCGCCTTTGATACAATGCACAGAACATCGCTTACGCCACCGATGGTCTTTATTTCCTCCCGATACACATCATTTCTCGGAATCCCATAGTGCGCCGCCAGCTTGTCCAGCAAAACCCACGCATACGCATTTGCGTCAAGGCTCCTGCCCTTGCGCTTGATCTGCGCCACATACTGCTTGTCCGGCTGCAGCTCGTCGCACACGGCCATTGCCGACCGGGGGGACTGTACCCGGAGGCACAGCCACGCGCCATCACTGTCCTGCTGCCACCGGGCGGCGTCAACGGTTACTTGCTGCATATTACCTCCTCTGACTGCGGCCACTTCCCGCGCTTTAAGCATTTTGCCAAATATCGCAGGCGTGGAAGATACTGCGATTCTACCCACTCGCTGTCATACTCGACCTTGTGAGCGGAAAGCCTGTTCATGTCGATCGGAAGGAAAAAATTCTCATATTCCGCCGGTGTCATCCTATATGCGATGATTTGGCAGGCTTTCCGCTTTCTAAAGATTCCGCATCCGCTGGCGTACATCTCCACTTGACACTGCATCCAATATCCCTTGGTGACCTTAAAAACGGGCTTGCTGTGCGTTTTGACCTCGTGTATCATGTCGCGGGTTTCCCCGTCGTAATTCACGCGCAGCCGCAAACGGCGCACTTTTATCTGCCTATCTCTCGTTTTGACATTCGTGGCATCCAGTATCTTGTGTTCGTATGCAGTTCCGGCCTGCATCGCCGCATTGGAAAAATTGTCTTGCCGAATACCAAGCTTTACAGCCCACCATCTGCGGAATGTTTCTGTGTCCCACGATCCCATAATCGTAGCCGTGTCCGACGCTCCAAACCATCCGCTCCTATCGTGGTTCCGTATCATAGTTTGCTGACCGCCTTTTCAAGCTTGTCAATCGTCGCGAAATATCCCATAAGGTTATTTAGCTGCTTGTCGCTAATGCCAACACTGGCCAGCAAATCTCGGTGGTCAAGGCCGTTCTTTTCCTTGATGGTGATGAGCCTTTCCAGCCGCTCTTTGATTGCCCAAATGCTATGGCGGCTCAAATCGTCCTCGCCATCGTCGGTATCTCCCTCTGCCCACAAGTCAAATCCAAGCCCCGTGCGGATGGCCACGCCTTTCACAAACGCTCTCGCCAGCGCATTGTTTATGCGTAGTTGGTTCAGCGTATCGGTGTATACCACAAGCGATCCGTTAAGCAATGGGGTGTCATAGGTGTATTCCATCCCGTCAATGTGGATCAGTACCCGCACAAACCAGCACTCGGTTTCGCGCCCCTTGCTCGTGACTACTTTTGCCTGCGGCCAAAGATATGTCTTTGTTTCCGGGCATTCAACGGGCGCATACCAAACGGATTCCGCGCCGTTGTCGTGCAGCAGTTTCACGCACTTTGCCCAGCTCAGATAGGGGACTTTAATTAATTTCCCACTTTCGTCCTTTGCGTCCCGCACATCGCAGTAAGGGCGCACATCCAGTTTTACAAGTTCATCAAATGATTTAAGCATTCCTTTTCCTCCGTTATCGCTCATTCCCACGTCTCCTCGATATACTCCTCATTGTTGCTGACGCACTCGCCGCAGAGCCAAACGCCCTTGTAATGCAATGCACAATCCTCCTGGATCGGCCCCCCGCAGCAGTCGCACACGGGGCGCCGGTCGGTCTGCCTGTCCTGCTCCTCTGCGTAGCACTCCGCGTCCCATACCGGGTCAGATGTCCACATCGGATGCATCCTCCTTTTCCGGCTCCAGCTTCCACACATCCCGGGTGACCTTGGAAACCTGGGGGATATCCCCCGCATACAGGGCGTTCAGAAAATCGTCCTCACTGGTTCCGCACAGAACAAAGTGTGGCTCTGCGATGACCTTGTACCTGGAATATACGGCTGCCTTATTGCTGCCGCAAACTAGGTCGCCCACCTCGGCCACATCGCGCTCCGACCGCATAGTTACCCGGACGCCGCACTTTTCAGCCACGATGGCGTAGTAATGTCTTTGCATCTTCATTCCTCCACCTCCGAAATCTCGCCGTTTTGCAGCGTGTACCATGTGTTTTCCTTGACGGATTCTCCGTCCACCCTTACGATTTTGGCATCGATGATGTTTCCGTCATCGTCACGCTCGGAAACAACAAGCCAGTTGCCCACAGTGCCTCTTGCAAGGCTATCTTGGCCCCATGCCACGGCAAGGCACTGTTCACCCAATGCAGACGCTTTTCCATATGGGCCGGTTACGGATGCCGTGCCACTCCAGCCCGAGGCGGCGGCGTTGCCCCTCTCACCCGAGGCGGCGGCGTTGCCACTCCAGCCCGAGGCGGCGGCGTTGCCACTCTCACCCGAGGCGGCGGCGTTGCCACTCAAGCCCGAGGCGTTTTCCTCGGTTGCACTCTCGCACTTGTCAAACACAAACCGCACACCGGCGTTTATAACACCTTTCAGCCCGATTTCTGCGCCAATCTTGATATGTTTGCCGCAAACCTTGCTGTCATAGCGGCTACGCTGTCCGTTGTCCTCAATCTCCACCTCGCAGTACCGGCTATCGCCAGGTCTATAGTAGCGTAGCGTGTCCAGCGGGTTCTCGCAGGCGTGGGGTCCGCGATTGCACAGCTCTGCGGTTTCCTCCGTGTACTCGCCGCCGACCTCGTACTGAAAGCCTCGGCACCTCAAATTTTTATCAAATCCCTTGCACGCTTTCATCTTGATTTCCTCCCAATTTACTATTTGCCGGGTCTATCCAGCTTGTCCAACAGCTTCACGAACATCCACGCCACCGTAGCCGCGCCGATGATGACCAACGTCAATGTATATCCGTCCATCAATTCACCTCCGCAGCGCAAAGCGCATCGCACATACCCTTGCAGGGGCAGGCCGGACAATCGCACTCCAGCGGGTTCTTATCTTCGCACAGCGCATCGTGCCGTGCCAGAAAAGCATCCTCCAGCGCCCTGTATTCTTGGTTGGTCATGTTTACTCCTCTCTCTCCTCAATCCACGCATCCAGCTTCTTTTTGAAAATCTGAAATACCCGGCTGCGGTCGGTGCGGATGCACACGCCAAAGGGGTACACGCCCTGCTCCAGGCCGTCGGCCAGGGTGTCAGAACAAAGGCTCAAGCCTTTATCTCTAAGATACTTCGATGCCTGGTGTAGCGTCATGGTTTCGATCATTTGTCAGCCTCCTTCTTCAACAGCTCGTCCACCGTGCAGCCGTACAGATCGGCGATCTCCGTCAAGCGGCTGGCCCTCGGTGCCTGCGTGCCGGTCTCCCACATGTAAACCGCCGCATCCGTCACCTTTAGTTTCTCGATTACCTGCTTGACACTCAGACCAGCGGCCAATCGAGCGCTGCGAAAACTCATTCTTTCACCTCCAGTTTGCATTTACTTAGTTTTCGTTGACTGTGGCGGGGGAATTTGTTATACTGCCTTTAGCCCTTGCGGCAAATTTAAGGAGGTGGACTTTTTGACCAACCTTTTGACTTTGCCCGTTCCAGACCGAAGTACCGGCGCAATGCGATAGGGTCAGGCTGCCCCAGAACTGCCAAAGTGAGCGGTGCGTCACAGAAACGGAAGTCCGTTTTTCGTCAGACTGGCATTTCCGAGCCGCAAGAATGACGGCTTGGCCATCGGCTAAGGATTGCCGGTGAACAGTCTGTGCAGCGCACTCTGGTAACAAATCTGGGAGGAAAACGCCCGCAAACGGACTGCGGGTGTTTTTCTTTTCGCCTTTTCCTCCTCTCCGCAATCAACAAAAACTAAGTTTTTCTTGACAACTTAGCAAACTGTGGTATTATGGAAGTGCCAACAACCCTTAATATTTTCCGCAGTCCGCTAAGTGCAGGGGGCTCGGTTTTGTATTACCCTCTGCAAGTTTAAGTATACCTAAGTATTTCCTTAATGTCAATAAAAACTTAGAGTTGTTAAGGGTTAAATATTGCTAAATTTTAATGGTACTTTTTATGCAAATTGATACTTCATCTGTTTTGCGGCGAATTGAAATTCGTCTGGCAGAAATAGAGATGCCGAAACAAGTCTTTTATGAAAAAAGCGGGATTTCTTCCGGTTCTTATTCACAATGGAACACGGGAATGCATAGTCCCAGCCTTAAAAAGCTACAAAAAGCGGCTTTAGTGCTTGGTGTTCCCGTGGAATACCTCCTTTACGGAGATGCCCCCGCAGCTTCGCAGGGCGCAAAAAAAGCCCCCGATCCGGAGATCGAGGGCGGGAGGGAAGCTGTATCAAATTTTATCAGCGCCACTAATGATCGCGCCGCATTGCTTGCAATTATAAATGAAGCCACAAAAAAACTACAAGAAATGGAATAATTACAGGAGGCAACCTATGAAACTAAATCCCGATTGTATTCGAGATATTATGTTATTTTGCGAAAAATACACATATATCAAAACCGATGAGGTCGGGAATTTATTAGGGGCATCTTACCATGTCCTGTACGCAAGCGAAATGCGTAAACTCCCACCGCTAAATTCATACGATGCAGGAGAGCTAATTTATCATATTATCCAGCTTGTCGAAAGCGGTTATTTGGCATCTGATTTCCGCTTTGACCCGCTTAAAAATTTTAGGCATGGTGACACGCCGAAAATATACTATGTAACTCCCAAAGGACACGAGTTTATCGCATCGATCGAAGAAAAAAAGAACTGGGCAAAGACGAAAAAAGTATTAGGCGCCATTGGATCGGTATCCCTGTCCGTAATTGAAACCATTTCAAAAGGTGTGGCCACAGTTGTTATTGAAAAAGCAATGGCCCAAGTTCCGGAGGGGTAATTTTGTAGCCCCCGTCTTCTTCTTCGACTTCAAATTTTTGTGGGGAAAAAGCAGCTCTACCCATGCTGATTTGGTTGCTTGCCTTAATTGCCTGGTACAAGCAAGCCGGAACATATTCCGCGTCGCTTTCGGTAAGGCCAGCTTTTGCAATCATCTCCATACAAAGATTTATTGCATTTACAATTTTAGCGTTTGAAAACCACATATTCGGTGCCTGTTTCATGTCAAATTTTCGCCTCCTCATTTCAGTTGTAGAATCCGTTTTCTTTTAACATAAGAAGAATTTCGGCACAAGCGTCATCCGGAAGTAAGCTAATTTTCTCAAGAGCTATATCCCTCAAATTTTCGATGTCGCATTGCGTATGCCGGCTGGCTCCATTAATTATACAATAAATCGGAGCATTTGCAAAGTCCCCCATTTTCTTTCCCCTTCTTAATTTGATTCTTTGAAGATTAAGAGTATAATACTATTTATACATCTCTACCTATTGCGAAAAAGTCCCGATTGTTGCATAGATGTGTGCAACAAATTGAAAAAATATTTTTTTGGGAGTGTTTGCCTATGGGGATGCTGTATATTTTATCCCCACCGCCCCCGCACCGGACGGTGGGGATTTTTTGCCGCCTATCGCCGTCATCGGCTCTTGGCCGCATACCCACAGTATCAGTTTAATGTTTGGCAAGTCAATCCAAAAACCGGATAATATACGATTAGCCGATAAAAATAAGCGGAGAGGTTTGCCCGAAATAAGGCAGGAGGGAAAGGAATGGAAAAAACTTTGCAGGATATTTGCAGAGAGGCAAAGGAGTACCAGCATCTTACCACGCAAGACTTAGCCGATTTAACAGATCTGTCATCGTCCACGATCAGCAATTACTTTTCTGCTTCGTCAAAGGATCCAAGCCTATACAAGATGGGGCTTATATGCGCCGCCCTCGGCGTGTCTATAGATGAGTATTATGGTATCGTAAAGAGGCCATCCACGGAGGAGCAGCTGGCAGAGGCCCACAGAGCAATGGCCGATGCAGATGCAAAGCATAGCGCAGACCTACGCATTGCGCACTTGGAGGGCGGCATTGAGCAACTGACCGGATCAGTGGCAAAGCACGAAAAAAAGGAGCGCGTATTGCAAATTTGGGTGTATATCCTGGCGGTTTCGCTGTCGATTTCCGTATCCATAATATTTGGATATTTGGCGTTTGACTCAAGCGTCCCCCATACAGGGCTTATCCGCAATGGGAAGATTACATCACTCGGCTGGATGCTATTTGCGCTGCTTGCGGTAGGCATCGGTGTAATCATTGCTGCGCTGATTAACGCACTGCGATATTACAGATGCCATCAAACCGATAAAAATATAGGGCAGGAGGATAAAAATGGGAAAAGCAATGAGGAGGGCCAACGGAACCGGGACGGTGTATAAGCTCGCCGGGCGCCGCCGCAGGCCCTGGGTGGCCGCAAAGCAAAAAATTATTATAGGATATTACCCAACCAAAAAAGATGCTATAGCGGCGCTGGAACGCCTTGCGGGCAAGGATTTAACGGAGCGGTACAACATGACCTTTGCCCAGGTGTTCGACGCTTGGAAAGAGGAGCATTACAAAAAAATAGGGCCAAACGGTATAGAGGGCTATGACGGCGCATTTAAAATTTTTGCGCCGCTGCATGAGCGGAAGTTCCGGGACTTAAAAACGGCGGATTTCCAAGGCGTACTGGATGCCCACATGCATAAATCCCATAGCACTGTGTCCAAGTATAAGCAACTCATAACGCAGATGTCCACATGGGCCATGCGTGAGGAGATCATCACAACAAATTTTGCAAAATTCGCCCAGCTACCGGAAAACGTAAAAAAAGAAAAAGAAACATTTACCGATGCAGAAATAAACAAGTTGAAAGCGGACGGTAGCGACACCGCAAAAATTATCCTCATGCTGATTTACACAGGAATGCGCATAGGGGAATTGTTTTCCCTACCGGCTAAAGATTATCACAAAGATTATGTGGTCGGCGGTGAAAAGACGGAGGCTGGGCGAAACAGGATCATCCCAATCCGCCCCGAAGGGATCCCATACTTTGCCTATTTTGCAAATAAGGCCACCGGCCAGCTGCTCATATCCGGCTATGCTGGGGAAAAAATCCCAGCAAACTTCCGCCGCCGGGATTATTACCCGCTTTTGGAAAAATTAAAAATCCAGCGCAAAACGCCGCACTCCACCCGGCACACTTATGCGAGCTGGGCGAGAAAAGCGGGGGTTGCTCCGGAGACGCTACAGAGGATCCTCGGCCACGCCAACTACTCCACTACCGCAAATATATACGTCCATACGTCAGCGGAGGAATTGGTGCAGGCCGTTAAAAAGGCGAAAATTTGTTAGTAGTTTGTTAGTTACCGACGGGAGCCAAGGCAGGCCTGTGCAAAATTGCTCTGCGAAAAGTTGCAAAATCGAAACAAATATTGTTATTCTTATTAACTTTTGTGCTTATATATTCATAACGGTTATAACTTTTAAGCAGGGTGTCCGGGGTTCGAATCCCCGACGGGGCACCAAAAAAAGTCCAGGAATCTCAAGGGTTCCCGGACTTTTTTATTTTTGCCAAGATTAACTTTGTTAGTAATGTGTTAGTAGTAGCAATTTAGGTTAGTTTTTTTAGGACGCTGTTATAAGCTTTCTCATTGACGATTTTTAGGGTGTCCATAAGCTCGTCCATGACTTCCCACGCCCTATCCTGCGCCACATTCCCGACCGCTTTCAAAAATTCACTGCCGGAGGGGTTTACTGTCTTGGCCGGCGCAGGCTCTGCAGAATACAGCATTGGGGGAGCTTTCGCCTGCAGTTGCTCTCCGCTGTGCTCGTTACGGATAATGTAGAGAGCCGCCAGTTTCTCATAATTGGGCCAGCTTGATTCTTCTGTTTCCAGCCGTGCGATCCATAGTTTCAGCTCGGTTTCATCGATCATGGGGAATCCCCCTTTAATTCTCCATAAGGCTGACAGCGCGGCGCAGGGCATCCCTGACGCGCTCGTCATCAGTTTCCCGCATCATGTCGTTTAGCTGGGTGCGCAGGTGCTCCGCGCCATCCGCACGGCTGTAATGTCCGCGCACATAGTGCGAGCCGCGACGCGCGTAGGAACTGCCCCGGCCATAGGCACCGCGCATATCCGCTTCCCAATCACCGCCGCCCGAATAGCCGTCTGATTCCATCATGTCAATTTTATCTATGTTCTTGATGGTTGCTGTCAGTTTGTGGGCAATTTCCAGGTCACCCGCACCCAATTCGCCTTTTCGGGCCAGTTCGTCCAGCTCCTTGCAGAGCATATCCCGCAGTTCATACATAGATTTCATACCCATTGTGTTCTCCTTTCTCAGCTCACACGGTCGATGGTCAGGTTGCTATTGGCAAAGTTGACCGCCTCCGCGCTGGTGTTCTTTGCCGCCACGGTCACGCAGCAGCCACGCGGCACTTCCACGATGGCGCTGACGTAGACGTTAAAATAGTTTTCCACCGCAGCCGGGGTGACGGTCGCCGTTGCTTCGTTGAGTGCTTCGCCGTTGACGGCAAGCGCCGTGGTGATCGCGCCTACCGTGCCGCCCGTGGGGACGGCGATGTTCGCGCCAAAGCTCACCTTAAAGCGCGCCTTACACTGCTGCGTCAATCCGCGCAGGGTGACAAGTCCACTGCCCTCGCGGTGGACGATGCAGGGCTTGCCGCAAGCCGCCGTGGAGACCATCGGAACATTCTGGCCAGCAGGGACGGTCACGATTCCGGGATTTACATATTCAGCCATAATTTCAGTCCTTTCATAAAATACAGCGGCAGGGCTATTGCCCCGCCGCCTTTGTTTAGTATCGGCACGGGGCCGACCATTTCCCAACATAGGGAAAAGCTACGCTATGCAGTTGTCAGCAGCCGCAACCGGCAAACTGGTTGCAGCAATAGGGGTTCTGCACCGTGTAGGCCGGAATGGGAGAAGGCCGGAGCTGAGACACCAGATAGCTGTTCTGTGCCGCCTGAGATGCGGCCAGCTTCAAGCCCTGATTCTCGCTCTGAAGATCCTGCAGCTTGCTCTGGGTCAGGAAGTCCAGGATCGCGCGGCTATTGCTGTTGGCGTTGTCGATGATGTCGCGCGTCGCGTTCTGCACGGTGTTGCGCGTGTCGCACGCCTGCGCCGCCATGTCGTAGCGCACACCCTCGATGCTGCGCTGGGTGTTGCAGCAGCACTCAGCGGCCTGCATCTGCATTGCAGTCAACTGCTGCATGAGAGCCGCCTGCTGGTTACTGCGGGAAAGCTCAGCCTGCGCAAAGCCGTTGGCCATCGCCATGTTGGTGCCGTTGACAAGCTGCGCCTGCTGGTAAAATCCGTCGCAAAGGCCCTGATTTACACTGTCGATCTTGCGCTCGACATTAGCAAAATCAGAGGTCAGCACGTAGCCGTCGACCACGCCGCCGGAATTGCCAGCGTTGTTGCCCCAGCCGTTGCCGCCCCAGCCGCAGAACGCGAACAGGAACAGAACAATAAGCCACCACGCGCCGTCACCGCCAAACCCAAAGCCACCGCTATTGGTAGGCTGCACCGGCATGGTCAGCATGGGGGCACCGCCATCGGAAAGAGACATAGTATCACTCCTTTGAAAGATTTTTTATTCATCAAATCGTGGCCACGATGTTGATTTTGCAAAAAGTTGAGCAAACACTTTGCTTAAATCTTGCTTAGACTTTGCTTATTGCATCAGACTTTGAAACTGCTTTGCCATCTGTTGCAGCTGGTTCAACTGCTGCTGGTTGAGCTTACCGCTCTGCAAAAGTTTTTCAACTTCCGCTTAGGTCAGTTTACAAGGAACTACACGCAGACCACGAAACGGGCTGCTGACAACAAATAAAGGCTGAGTATCAAGCA